CTAGATATACTGGTTTAGATACACCTTTATTTCTGCGATACACTCTATATTTTTGTAATGTAGACTGGAATAAGTTATCTGCAATAAAGTTGTTGTATCTACTGTCTTTAGGATATGCATGTAATCCATTTTTCAAATTACCGATAAACGTTTCATATACAATATCTGCTGCACGATACTTCTTATTCTTATAAATAACTGTGGAAATACCGTTACATCCATTCGCAAATTTATATTTACCATCAGGCCTTTTCATTCTGCCTAAGTTACTTACGTATAGATCATACTTCTCGCTATACTTCCAAATTTCATCTTTTGCTACAACTCTTTCGTTAAACTCCTGTTTCTTATTTACTCTTGGCATAGTGTCGGTGAAGAAGCACTTCAACTTATCGTTATATGTGCCACGTTCCTTTTGGTACCACAGTGTGTTTAGTGGAATACCTGTAATGTTGTGCAAATGAGATAGTTCTGTCTTAGTTACTGTGTGAGTGAATGGTTCGTACATATACACCATAATTAACTCTCCCACTTCTCGAATGCTCTATTTAGATACCAACGTGCTTTGTCTAAATCTTCTTTACCGTTCTTACGATTAGCTCGACTGATATACTTAATTGCATTACCAATTGCAAATGCTAACTCTGGTTTGTAATCTTTAGTGACCTGCTCTATGAAGTCTATGATTTCTATATCTCCATACGTGTAATGCGTTGGGCGGTTAACCTTGTCATATAATATCTTTTTAGTTCCTTCATTTCCATTAGGTAATGAGTAAAAATCATAACAATCATCAATAGTCCAAATTCTCCCGTCAATTGCTTCTACATCAGCAACCCATTTATCTATATCAAGACTTGACTGAACTAAACGATAAACATTTTTTATTTGCACTGTAATTTCAACACCGTTAACTTCTTGGATTCTGATTCTATCGCCTATAATCAAATCTTTAATGCTCATGATCTAACCACCTTTCTAGGGAATATGTCATTCTCCATAAGATGCTTGCACCATTCACCACGAGGGTGTTTTTGAGGCACTGTGAATAAATGTGGTTTCTTACGTTTCAACTCTTGTAATCTACGTTGTGCCATTCTCTCTTTATAACTAGCGATGTCGTTCTCTTTAGGTTTTAAACTATCCCATTCACTACGTCTTACTCCAATAGGTGCTTCTATTGCATCTTCAAACTTCCAACCAGAAGCTAATCTTTGTCTTAAGATATCGGGATTGATATCTGCTTCTTTCATTTTCTCTACTACATCTGGTGTAATAGAGAAGTATTTATTTTTAACTCTCATTTTTGTCGATTCCATTTACTCCACCTCTATTAATTCAACTAGTTCAAAATCTTCATTCATCAACTCTTTGTCAGGACTGTTACTGATTAAATCTAAAATGCGTTCCTTTTCATCACTTGCAGTAATTTGATTGTTTACCCAAACTGGATACTTACATCTAACTTTCATTGTTGCTTCGACTGTGATTGTTTCTTCTCTGTTAGCCATTACTCATCACCTACTAATTCGCCATCTTTCCAGATGAGTGTCATTGTATCTCCATCTTTCAACCAAAATTCTTTGCTAAAATCATCTTTTAGTTCATTGATAGATTTTTCAACCCGTTTAACTCCACCACCATTTACAAATATTTCCAACATTTCTGGTATCTTTGTTTCTTCCGTAACTTCTTCTTCAACTTCTACTGTGAAAGTTTCATCTACAACGATTGAATACTCTATCGACACTGTTTGCACCATGTCAAAATACACAGAACCTCTGTCAATATTGCTATAAAATGTTTTTTCTTTAACACCATTCTTCCAAGCCCACTCAATCAATTCTGGTAATGTCATTTCAACTTTCTTTTTAATCTTTACCATCCTTCATCTTCTCCTTCTTACGTTTTTTGCGTACCTTGATTAGTTCTTCATACGTTATCCACTCTTGACCTGTGTATTTAGGCGCTTTACATATCCACGTGAGTGGTACTTCTCTGTTTTGATATCTAAATATCTTTGATTTTATTTTGGCTTCTGGAGTAGGCATACCTTTTACATCTATCACTTCGATTAGCTTGCCATCTTTCCATAAAGCAAAATCTGCTACATAGTTAATAGATCTGAAATTTTCAAATTTAGGTTGTAATTCGTACTTAGGTTGCAACTCTATATGGTCATATCCCTTACCTAAGTTACGTTCTAAATATTGGTAGAAGTCACATTCAATTTTGCTATCGAACACGACACCTTTATATTCAACTTTTTTAGAATTGTATTTACTCAAAACTCCACCTCAAAATAATAATTCGTTAATTGTCATTTGCTGTTGCAGTTCTTCTTTTCTGAACAACTTGTACTTATGTTTCAGTTTTTCTAGTTCATCTTTCGTTACCGTTCCTGAGAATGTGTTTCTAAAGTGTATGCCTGCATAGTTACCTAGTTTGAATGTATCTTCTCCTAACGGCGTTACACTGCACATTTTCCAACCGTCAATCTGATATAACGTGTATTGCTTTTCAAGTCCGTCGATAAGTCCCATCTGGTTGCCTCCACTTCGTTTCATTCATGATTAACTCCTGAACTTTTTCATATTCGTCAAATGGTGATATCGTTTTGTTTTCTAACAAACGTTTAACTGCCCAGCCTGACTCAATAAGCGTCTTAGCTATTAATGGGTCGTTTTGATAATCTTCTCGATACATAACGCCTAACAACTTTTGATATTCAACTACTTTCATGTGAAGAACCTCTGCGTTTTCTTGTAGTATTCAAACTCAACTACACCTGTTTCTCCGTCTTTATTCTTTGCGATGTTACATTCAACAATTGACTTGCCTGAGTCATCAACATCATCACGGTTGTAGTAATCATCTCGATATAACAACATAGCTAAACTTGCATCTGCTTCAATTCCACCTGCTTCTTTCATGTCAGATAGCATAGGCCTTTTGTCATTTCTTGTTTCTACACCTCTGCTCAATTGAGATAGCAACACAATAATTGCACCTGTTTCATTTGCAATAATCTTCAAATCTCGCGATATCTTTTCGATACCATTACGACGATCTAACTTACTGTCTGTCTGCATAAGTTGTAAGTAGTCAATGAAGATAACCTGTTGCACATCTTTGTTTTTCATCGCTTGTTTACGTATATCATGTGTAGTAATATTGCTTTTATCGTGTATATCTATATCAAGTTTGAGTATTTTGTCTGCTGCAGTTGTTAAACGTGTTAATTCATCCGGTTCTAAATCTTTAATTTCTTTGATACGAGTTAGTTCTATCCCAGTTTCTGCTGATAACATCCTTTTCAATACAGACACGCCAGTTGTCTCTAGACTGAAGAATGAAGTTTTATAGCCTTGAGACGCTATATTAAGCATCATATTAAGCGCAAACCCCGTTTTACCTACTGACGGTCTCGCAGCGATTACAATCAACTGTGTAGGCTCTAAACCACCTATTTTGTAATCCACCAGTTTATAACCTGTATTGATTTTTTGTTTTGGTTCTTCGCTATATAATTCTTCGACAAAGTGATCTACAATTTTTTTAGTCCCACTTTCTTCACTTGCACTAATTAAACTGACCTTTTGTAGTTTGTTAAGCATTTCATCAAAATTTTGTATATTTGGGTCAGAATTGAATTCTTGTAATACGTTTTGCGTACGCTCTATTTGATAAAGATTGAGCAAATCTTGTTGATATCTTTCAAAGAATCCGTAACCTATAAATTTTGAGTTATACAAATTTGAAATGATGTCCATATCTAGGAATGACTTATCTTTTGTGGTTTTTAAATAGATTTCGTTATGATCTACCTTACCGACTTCAAATACATATTCCATAAATGACTTCATACCATCATGTGAGAACATTTCCGGTCTCACACGTAACTTCTCAATTATGTCCGGTTTTTGAAGTAAACTAGCAATGATTGTACTTTCGATTTCATGACGTTCATTCATCGTCACTCACTCCAAACTCACTTAACTTCTTTCTGAAGTCGTCTAATATCTTTTTGCGTTGTGCTACATATTCTGGATCATTTTTCATTCTCCAACGATGTCTAGCAGTTTTTTCGTCGACAGGCTCTTCTTTTACGACTTTGACTTCTTTTCTCATTATGTTTGGAATACTAGGTGGATAAGGATTAGCATCATTGATATATTGCATTACTGTTTTTTTAGTCGGTTCATAATCCCCATTTTGGCTCAAAATGTTGACCCATGTTTCTAATTTAGGTCTGTCAAAGTCAATGTTGTATAC